CCGAGCAATATCTAGCCGGCTTGGCCGGGCTAGTCTTCTAGAGGGGATCACATGGACCGCCTCCCTACCATCATCACAGTTCAGGCCGCATATGTCGATGCGGTAAACATGGTCTTTTCCGCGATGGGGGCCGGGGAGAACAATATCTCCCGCGCGGCCATACCTGCTGATACTGCCGATCCAAACCCCAGCACTATAGCCACCCACTACATCGCCATGGACATGGGAGCCGATGCCGATAAGGTGGCCACATGGCAGGCTATGTGCAGCGGCATCCTCCCGCCGATTGATGGCGCGTGGGGCGAGGCGGGCATTATCGGGGAGACCGAAGCCAAGGCTGCACTCGCTTTCATGACAGTCGCCAGCGAAGCGGGCCTCACAGCCCCAGGGGCGCCCGAGGCGTTTCTTGCTGGTATCCTAACAGGCAAAAGTCTCATGCTGCGCCCGGAAGGTGGAGCAATAGGGTGACACGGCGATCCTGAGCGCACAAAAAGGAACAACACCAAGGCAAGCGGCACGACAAGCGGCACAGGCGCGCTAGACGCGGTGGGGCCACGCCTGCACTAAACCCAATCCCGGGCAACCTCCCCTTAAAAGGACTGCCACCGCCATGCCTGATAAGAACAGGCCGGATACAGCCTTTAAGCCAGGTCAATCCGGCAACCCGAACGGGCGCCCCAAGGGCACGCCGAACAAGACCACACAACTGCTCAAGGACGCCATTCTCAAAGCCGCTACCGATGCGGGGAACGGGGATATGGCAGCGTACCTGGAAAAGCAGGCCATAGAGAATCCTGGGCCATTTATGAGCCTTCTTGGCAAAGTGTTGCCGATGCAGATTGCCGGCGACCCAGATAACCCGCTTAAGACCATCACGCGCATTGAGTTGGTCGCGCCGAAATAATGGCCACCGCTAGGATTGAACTGCCTCCGAAGCTGATATCGGTTTTCGAGGGTAAGGCAGACGTTAGAGGGGCATACGGTGGTCGCGGCTCCGCCAAGACGCGATCTTTCGCCAAGATGACAGCCGTCCGCGCTTACATGTGGAGCAGGGCCGGTCGGGAGGGCATCATCCTTTGCGCCCGCCAGTTCATGAACTCGTTGGATGACTCCTCTCTCGAGGAAATAAAAGCGGCAATCCAGTCGGAAGATTGGTTGGCTGAACACTTCGAGATTGGAGAGAAATACGTCCGTACGATCGATGGGCGGATATCGTACAAATTCTCCGGCCTTGATCGAAACATTGATAGCATCAAGTCGAAGGCCCGCATTCTTCTGTGCTGGGTCGATGAAGGCGAGCCGGTCGTTGAGGACGCCTGGATAAAGCTGATCCCGACTCTTCGCGAAGAGGATAGCGAACTCTGGGTGACGTGGAACCCGGAAAGCAAGCGTAGCGCCACGCATAAGCGGTTTCGTCTTATCACCGATGATCCGCTGATGAAGGTGGTGGAGTTGAACTATCGGGACAATCCATGGTTCCCCGACATCCTAGAGCGCAAGCGCGTCAAGGATAAGCGGGAGCGCCCGGATCAATACGCCCATATCTGGGAAGGCGATTTCAAGACGGTCAATACCGGCGCCTATTTCGCCAAGGGGCTGCTCCTTGCCAAGGAGGAGGGCAGGATAACGCGAGTGCCGCGCGATCCCCTGATGCAAATCCGGGCGTTCTGGGATCTGGGTGGACGTGGGGCGAAAGCTGATGCCACGGCAATCTGGATTGCGCAGTTCATCGGACATGAAATTCGGGTGCTCGACTATTACGAGGCTGTAGGGCAACCGATAGGCTCGCACATCGATTGGCTGCGCTCGCGGAAGTATGAAACGGCGCTTTGTTTCCTCCCGCATGATGGCGCGCCGGTTAACCCGGTTGCAGATGCGAGCTGGCAAACGGCATTGGAAGCTGCGGGCTTCGATACGGAAGTGATCCCGAACCAGGGCGCGGGCGCAGCCAGGCAACGCATTGAGGCTGTTCGCAGGCGGCTCCCTGCAGTTGTGTTCAATGAGGCCACCACCGAAGCCGGTCGCGACGCACTGGCCTGGTATCACGAGAAGAAATCTGAAGATGAACGGGATGTCGGGCTTGGGCCTGAGCACGATTGGTCATCTCATGGCGCAGACGCATTCGGCTTGATGTGTGTCGTCTACGAAGCACCGAAGAAGCAACAGCAATATGCGACGCCTAACAATTCCTGGGTGGTTTGATGGCTAAAGGCGAGCGCATGGATGATGACGAGCTAAAGGCTCTCATTGCCCAGGAAATCCAAAACGCGACAGCTTTCACAGAAACAGAGTTGTCCGGCCAGCGCTCGCGCGCTTTGGAATACTATCGCGGCGAAATGAAGGACACGCCAGCGGCCCCCAATCGTTCCTCTGTCGTTTCCCGCGATGTAGCGGATACGATAGGCTGGATGCTCCCCGGCATCATCCGCGTGTTCTCTGCATCGGATCGCATGGCTGAATACGAGCCATATGGGCCGAAAGACGAGGAATTCGCCAAACAGGCGACGGACTACTGCAATTACATCTTCTGGCGGGACAACAACGGTTACCGCACGCTTTGGGACGCCTCTCACGACAGCCTGCTTCTCGGCAACGGCATCGTAAAGCACTGGTGGGACGACAAGGAGGAATGCGAATACTCCGAACTGTCGGGTATCACAGATGAACAGATCGCCATCCTTCAGCAGGAACAGGGCGTTGAGATAACCGCTCAGAAGGCGGGTGAACCTCAGATTGCCATGCTCCCTGACCCAACGACTGGTCAGCCTGTGCAACAGGAGATCCCGGTCTTTGACGTGAAGATGAAGCGCGTCACGCGGGCGGGGCGCCTTCGTATTGAGTGCATTGCCGGCGAAGACTTTCTCAAGGATCGCGATTCCATCAACATCGAGGATGCACGGTTCACGGCACACAGAGACGAGGTTACCCGCTCCGACCTGGTGGAGATGGGGTTCGATCCCGCAGAAGTGGAAGAACTGCCGGCGTTCAGGCATTCCGGGCTTCAAGAAGAGCGCCAAGCGCGTGATCCGAATTTCGATGTCACATCGGACACCAACGATAAGGCAATGCAACTCATCGAGTTGTACGAGTGCTACCTGAAGGTGGACATAGACGGAGACGGCATAGCCGAGACTGTTCGCGTTTTCTATGCCGGCAGTGGCGGGTCGGGCAGGATGCTCGATTGGGAAATCTGGGACGATGACGTTCCGTTCTCGGATATTCCGTGTGAACCCGTTCCTCATAGGTGGGATGCTCGCTCGATAGCCGACGAGACGATGGACACCCAGCGCGTCAAGACTGTGCTGACGAGGCAGTTTCTCGACAACCTGTATTGGGTCAATAACCCGCTGATGTGGGCCGAGGACGGCTCAATCGTCAATCCTGAGATGATGACCTCGCCAGTGTTTGGCGGGACTGTGCGAGTGAAGAAGGGCACGCAAGTCCCGCCGACGCCGCTTCCCATCCCATTCATCGGCGACAAGGCCTTGATGGGTCTAGAGCACTTCGACCAAGTGACCGAAAAGCGCACGGGCGTTTCGCGCTCGACCATGGCGCTGGACCCCGAGACGCTTCAGAACCAGTCCGCCACGGCCAATCAGAACCAGAAGGATGCGTCTTACTCTCAGGTCGAATTGATCGCCCGCAACATGGCTGAATTGGGCTGGAAGCGCGTGTTCAAGATGATTCTTCGTCTTCTGGTGAAGCATCAGGATCGGCCGCGCACCATCCGCATTCGTGACAAGTGGGTCGATATGGACCCGCGCTTCTGGAATGCCAACATGGATGTCACGATCAATACCGGTCTCGGAACAGGGACTAGGGATCGAGACATGGCGATGCTGAACAACATTCTTGGCACGCAGACCATGCTCACCCAGCAGCTTGCCGCAACCGGCTTCTCAGCCGATGCCCTGGACATGCTGCCCAAGATCATCAAGACGGCGACCAAGCTTGCGGAATCGTCGGGCATCAGGAACCCCGACGAGTTCTATATCCAAATCGATGAGGAGAAACTTGGGCAGATGAAGCAAATGGCGGCCAATCCGCCACCCGATCCAAAGGTCCAACTTGAGCAGCAAAAGATGCAGAACGACATGCAGATGCAGTCGGCTCAAATGCAGATGGACCAGCAGAAGAACGCCAACGACCTTATGTTGCAACAGGCCAAGATGCAGGGCGAGCTTCAACTGAAGCGTGAGCAGATGGCTGGCGAGATGGAACTTGCCCGCGAACAGATGGTCGCTGAGATCGAGCTTAAGCGACAAACCTCCCTGATGCAGATCGCATCGAGCGAGCGCGTCGGCATGGACAAGAATTCCAAGGTTGGCGCCGACGTGCGTCTAGGCGGCAAGCCGGGCTAAGAGGACACAGAGATGGCATCAACAGCAGTCTCAGGCACGTTCACTGGAACGGGCAGCAGCAACGCAGTGGCGGCTGGCAAGGTCATGGTGGACATGACTTTCTCGGGGACTGCCACGGTCAATGTCCAGTGGCTTGTGGACGGATCGAACTGGCGGACCATCACGGCCTACACGGCCTCTGCCCAGGTGATTGTGGAGGCCGGCGGCCTGCCTGTCCGGCTAAATTGCTCCGCATATACCGACAACGTGGCCTACGCCATTGTCGCTAAGTGACATTCTCCCCAAGGAAGCGCTGCGGCTTCTTGAGGACGATACGCTAAAACTCGCCCTTGAGACGATCAGGCTTGAGGCATTGAACGACCTCGCCACGGTCAAGGCAGACGATACGACGGCAGTTCTTCGCCTTCAGCAGAAGGTGGCCGCCATCGAAGACATTCGAGCCGCACTGCATTCCGCAGCCAATCGGCCGAAACCGGCGAACTCCGCAGGAACCTTCGCCTAAAACCACGAGGAAAATCAGACATGCCAGACAGCGACCTCCCGCAAGGGACCGCCGAGGACAGCACGTTGTCTTTCAATGACGGCGTGGACGCCATCAGCAACCTGATCGAAGACCCGGAAACGGACCCCCAAGACACGGTTGAGGCCAGTGATGAAGCCGAAGCCGGCGATATGTCGGACGAGGCCGCGCATGAAGACGCGGAAGAAACGGACGGCTCCGAGCCCCTCAAGGGCGGACGCTTTGCGCCAGATTCGGCCAAGGTGACGCTTGAAGACGGGACCGTGATCTCCGTTGCCGAACTGAAGCGGAACAACCTCTTCCAGCGCGATTACACCCGGAAAACGACCGAGCTGAAGACAGAGCGCGAAGCTTTCGCTCAGCAAAAGTCGCAACTGGATCAGAACGCTCAGTCACTCGCTCAACAGCGGGACTTTATCCTTTCGGTCGCTCAGAAGTTCATTCCGCAGCCCCCCTCTCGGGAACTGCTGAATTCCGACCCCCTGGCCTTCATGCAGGCCAAGGCGGATTACGAAGAGCGAATGCAGGTGTTCAACCAACTTGCCTACCAGCAGCAGGCCGAACGCGGCCGGCAGACGGAGCAGCAGGCAGAGGCATCAACCCAGCTTCGCCAGGAAGAATCCAGGCGCCTGCTGGAGGCTATCCCAGAGTTCAAGGACAGGAATGTCTACCAGAGCTTCTGGAACGACGCCGTTGATACGATGGCCTCGAAATACGGGTTTACCAAGACCGAAATCGAGGAAACCCTTGATCACCGCTTCTATGTCGCGATGCGTGACCTGGTGAAATACCACAAGGCGCTGAAACAGGCGCCCAAGGTCAGGCAGGAAGTCGAGAAAAAGCCCCAGATGCTCTCTGGGTCTCGCCGCATGGACCCGAAGGCCAAAACCTCCCGCGAAGCACAGCAGAGGGCTGAGAACCTCCGCAAGTCAGGGTCATTCGACGCTGGCGTTGCGTCTCTCATGGACCTCAACCTTTAACGGAGCACTTCAATGGCACAGGTTGCCAATACCTTCGAAACCTACGACGCCGTAGGCAACCGGGAAGAGCTTGCCGACAAGATCTACATGATCACGCCGGAAGAAACCCCCTTCACCTCGCTCATCGGCCGCAAGTCTGTCGCGACTGTCCACCCCGAATGGCAGACCGACACGCTCGCCACGCCGTCCACCTCGAACAACCAGCCGGAAGGTAACGACTGGACGTTCGATGCCGTCAACCCCACGACCCGTATCGGCAACTACTGCCAGATTTCGGAAAAGGCGTTCATCATCTCCCGCACCCAGGACCAGACCGACAAGGCTGGCCGCAAGTCGGAGGTTGCACGTGAAACCGCCAAGAAGGGCGTGGAACTGCGCACGGACATGGAAGTCATCCTCCTGAGCAATCAGGCGGCTTCCGCCGGTTCTGGCAATGGCGCTACCAATCGCACGTCGGCCGGCTTCCGTGCTTGGATCGCCACCAACGACGATCTGGGATCGACCGGCGCTTCTGGCTCGTTCTCGAACGGCATCCAGGGCGCGGCCACCAACGGCACCCAACGCGCGTTCACCAAAGCCATCCTGGATTCGGTGATCCTGAACACTTACAATGCCGGCGGAAACCCTGACGTGCTCATGGTCTCGCCCTACGTCAAGACGGTGTTCTCGCGCATTCTTGACGACGCGGACGTTGTTCCGCTGCGCAAGGAACTGAAGAGCGGACAGGCCACCATCGTTGCGGCGGCCGATACCTACCTGTCGGACTTCGGCACGATCACGGTCGTTCCGAACCGCCAGATGGCCCGTGCCGGCGCCACGATTGCCCGCAATGCGTTCCTGATCGACCCCAAGATGGTCCAGATGGGCGTATTCCAGGACATCACCATGAACAAGCCCGCCAAGACCGGCGACTCGGAAAAGCGCGTCCTGAACGTTGAGTACACGCTCATCGTGAAGAACGAGGCTGCCCATGGTTGCGCCGCCGATCTCTTCGGCCTGACCTCCAACTCGTAAGGGAGCACCGACAATGAGCACTTCCTACTCCCTCCAGCCGATTGTGGTCACGGCCACCACGTCGCTCACCCAGCGTCCGTTCGCAAACAACGTCTGCGTTCTGGACAATGCCACCGGCAAAACCTTGACCCTGCCGGCTTCGACCGGCAAGGGCGATGTGTACACGGTCTACGTCAAGACCACCGTTTCGTCCGGCTCGCATGTCGTTCAGGTGGCGAATTCCACCGATGTCATGAACGGCGCCATCGGCCTCACGACCGACATTTCCGGGACCGTGATGCCGGCTTCGGCCACCAGCGACACCATCACCATGAATGGCTCCACAACCGGCGGCGTTGCCGGCTCCTGGATGCAGTTCACGGACGTTGCTGCCGGCTTCTGGATGCTCGGCGGTAACCTTGTCTGCACCGGCACCGAAGCCACGCCGTTCTCGGCTGCCGTGTAATCGATAGCGGGGCGGCTTCGGTCGCCCCGTCCTCCCCAAACCTATGGAGAATTTCATGCCGCGAGGCGTATACGACCGTCAGCCGAATGCCGCCGTCTTCCAGAACGAACCGCAGACCACTCCCGAGCCCGTCAAGATGGTCGCCATGAAGCTCGACCGTCACTATCGGCCGATGGGTCAGTACGAGATTGTCGGCTATCTCAAGAAGGAAGTCACCAAGAAGATGCCTTCTGGCGAGATGAAGGTGGTCGAACCGGAAGAGTTCATTGCCGGCGAGATGGCTCCCCCTCCATTCCCTGGCGTCATCAACGACAACAAGGTCTGGGCTCAGACGACTATCCGTGTGCCGGAGGCCGAAGCTAAGACCATGCGCCAGAACCGGATTGCCGAGCGTGCCTTTGAAGATTGATCCCGAGCGGGTCAACATCCCTGACGATGCTTGGAAGCTGGTTCAGGTAACAGAGGATTTCTATCGCTATGAGGCTCCTCTGGAGCGCATGGCTAACGGCGATGTGGTCTTCGTCGTCAAGACGGTCCCAAGGGGCATTGATGAGTTTTTGAAGGACAACCAGCGCTCATTCGAGGAAAGCCACGACAAGCGATTCGGTGACGGCCAAATCGTGGGGCGCATCCCTTTGAATGTGCTGTTCGACCCCAAGACGCAGATCGCGGCGAAAATCCGCGAAGGGGACCGCGATCATATGAAGTGGTTCCTTAATTCCGAAGCCGCCAGACCATATAGGACATTCCGGGGTAGGGTGTAATGGCAACCATCGAGACCTATTCCGACCTCGTGACGGCCATTTCCTCGGACTGGCCGGCCCGCTCGGACATCGCATCCGCAGCCGATACCTTCATCCAGCTTGCCGAAGCCATCTTCAACAACAAGCTCCGCATGCGGCAGATGGAAGCCACGACCACGCTTACGCCCGTCTCGAACCTCTGCACGCTGCCCCCGGACTACATTGAATACAAGCGCGTCGTGGAGGTGGCTTCGATCAGGCGCCCGCTGGCCTACATCACGGAAGATGCCGTCGATCGGCTGTATCCTGATCGCGCCTCCGGATTGGCCTGCAACTTCACAATCATGGGATCGCAGCTTCAGGCATTCCCCCTCAGCTCGAATGACATCGAGCTAACCTATTACCAGAAGATCCCAGGCCTCACGTCCTCCAATACCACCAATTGGCTGCTTACGGCCCATCCGAACGCATATCTCCATGCCTGCCTGCTCTATGTGGGCGAATACATCAAGGATGCCGACCGGATCGCCACGGAGAGCCAATTTCTCCAGAGCTATGTTGACGTGATGATGAGCGCCGAAAATCGTGGCAAGTTCGGCAATGCCGGCGTGACGCTTACAGGCTGCACGCCATGATCGTCTTCCCGCCGTTCGAACCGGATCGCTCGATTTACGCTACCGGTTCTTCGATCAATGTGGTCAATTGCATCCCCAATCAGGATGGCTGGGGACCGCTGCCCGGTCTAACGGTGATTTCGGCCGCGCTTCCTTCGCAATGCCTGGGCGCTGTGTATGCCAGAACATCAACCGGCGCCTATCGCATCTTCGCCGGCACGGCCACCAACCTCTACGAGTACAATTCGGCCACCTTGGACTGGACCGATATCACGCGCCTCTCGGGTGGTGACTACGCGGTTGCTACAGGGGATCGCTGGACATTCACGGTCTTCGGATCGAACCTCTTCGCACACCAGATATCTGATGATATCCAGTACATCGATGTTGACGGCGGGGTAAATTTCGCGACGGCTCCGGGGAGCCCACCAAAAGCCAAATACAGCTGGGTTGCCGGCGAATATCTCGTTCTGGGCAACCTCGCAAGCTTCCCGACGCGCATCATGACCTCAGGGATTGGTGATGCATCCTTCTGGACAGTAGGACAGAAAGGTTGCGACTTCCAGGACTTCCCTGATGGCGAGGAGATAGTCGGCGGCAAAGGCTCGCAGCAGGGCGCCATCATCTTCCAGCGCACTCGCATTCGCTCGATGACCATCACAACGGGTGATTTCTCGTTTCGTACCGATGTGCTTAACCAGGATCGTGGCGTCATCTCGCCTTTGACCATCGCTGAAATCGCACCCGGGTCGTATTTCTACTATTCTCCGGACGGTTTTTTCCTTGGAGTGGATGGAACACCAATCGGACGCGAACGGGTCGATAAATGGTTCGACGCGTCTATCGATCGGTCTGTCCTTGCCGGCATTCGCGCAATGCTAGACCCTTTTCAGAAAATCGTCTGGGTCCAGGCTCAAAAACCGGACACGACGAAATTTCTCCTGGGTTACCATTGGGGCCTGGATCGTTGGTGTTATGCCGACAACAACGTTACTGAAATGGCGTCGCTGGTGACGCCAGCGGTGACCATTGATGGCCTCGACCTCTATTATAGCAGCGCCGATGCGGCCACGGAGCCTTTCGACAGTCGCCTGTTCACTGGCGGCGCTCCCACCATGGCGGTGTTCGATTCATCGAACCGGCTTTGCTACCTGACAGGTCCTGCAAGGGCGGCGACCTTGGACACCGCTGACACCGAATTGAATCCGGGCCTGCGGTCCTTTCTTCAGAAAGCACAGGTTTACACCAACAGCCCGACTTTCACGCTGCGGGCCATTACGTCGGACTTTCATGGGGGATCTCGGACGGTAGGAAGTGCCGTATCGCCGTTCGCCTCAACCGCGCTCGTTCCTTTTCGCTCCTCAGCCAAGATCCACGCCTTCAGGATGGAAATCCCCGAAGGGACCGACTGGAAAAACGCTATCGGGATTGAGCCAACGGCGGTTATCGAGGGGCAGCGGTGAACCTGTCTTCCTTCGCCAGGCGACTGCTTCAGATTGCGGACGCAGCGACGTTCCGAACCATCATCGGAGTTGATGCATCAGGCACAGCCTACACTCCTGGCGGGACAGATGTCGCGGTGGCAGATGGGGGTACGGGCCGGTCTTCCCACACCGCCTATGCCGTCATCTGCGGCGGAACAACGAGCACAAGCGCGCAACAGTCGGTAGCCGCGCTCGGCTCTTCGGGGGATATTCTGACATCGAACGGGGGGGGAGCTCTTCCGACCTTCCAGGCGCCGGCCGTCCAGCCGAACGGCTATACGTTTCTAGGCACCATCACTACGACATCGGGCTCTTCGCAAAGTCTCACCGGCCTGACGTTGACCAGCTACAAATTCATGCGTTGCTCCCTCAATGGTGTGTCGGTGGCCTCGAACGGTTCTTCGACCCAACAGAACGGCCAAGCCCTCACCGGAACGAACAACAACACCGCCTATTCCGGACTTCTCGACATCGATCTTTCCACAGGTGCGGCGATGTTCGGCACGTCCGGAGCTAGTGGTGGCTATGTGTCGAATGTCACCACCGCCAGCACTTCAATTGCCTTCACCTGTTCGGGGGGTAATTTCGACGCCGGCTCGATCAGGGTCTACGCCATATGAGAGAAATAGGTGGCGCCATCGGCCTTCAAGAGCCGAAATCCCTTCAACTGTCGTCAACCTCAGTAACGGATGTGCTGGCAGTCTCGGCAGGCGACAAAGCTACATATTTTGTCCATGGCGCGATCATCGTCAATGACGATTCAACGGCTCGCCTGGTGAATATCTACAGGACGGAAGACACGACGGATTACAGCACGTTCTCTGCCACCGTTGGGGGAGGGGAGACCATGACCGTTGGGTTCGATGCCCCGCTCAAGCTCTATGCCAAATCCACAGCCCGCAAGATCAGGGCAAAAGCCGCTGCCGCCAATGTGGTCACCGTGACCGTCCTCTATGCCATAGCCGGCCAGACCAAGGACGAAAGTGCAAGTTAGTCTCGTGCCGCTGGCGCATGTCGATACGCTATGGCCGCTGCTTTCGGTAGGGTTTCAGCGCGCGTTGCTCAAAACGGGCGGGGATCTGACGGTTGGCGACCTCTGGCAGCAGGCTAGGCGGGGCGACGCCTTCCTTGTCTTGGCAATAGATGACGACCGGCTCTACGGCGCCTCTCTATGGCGGCCGGAAGTCTGGCAGACCGGCACAAAATTGAGATGTCTGGCGCTCTACGGGTCCGACATGGCCTCATGGATAAGTGAAATGCGCGCGATGGCCCAGAAAATCGCGAAGGACTGCGGCGCGACAAGCCTCCTCGCCGAGGGGCGGGCTGGGTGGGCCAAGATTTTCCCCAACGCAAGGAAGCTGAGGGTTCTCTACGAGGAAACGATATGAGCGGCGGCAACTCCACCACCACGACCTCATCCAACCAGCCCTACAAGGCAGCCGAACCGCTGCTCAAACAAGGCATGGGCGATGCGTTGAACCTTTACAAGAATGGTGGCCTGGTGAAGCCGAACACCATGTCAACCGTGGTTCCTTATGCCCAGCAAACCACTCAGGCAATGGGAGACCTCCAGAATCTTGCCGGTGTCAATTCGGGCTCGAATGGCCTCTCCGGGCAGTATCAGAGCATCATCAATAACGGTGGTTACAACCAGCAGCAGATGGACGCCTTGAACGGCATCCAGCAGACAGCAAACTCCACCTATGACATGAATGCCAATCCAGGCTTTGCCAATGTGCTCAAGCAGGCTCAGGACGCCGCATCCGGCGCGGCAAACGATCTAGCCGGCAGCATGGGCCGTTATGGCTCAGGCACGCATCAGGGGGTTCTTGAGAAATCGGTTGGCGACGTGACGGGGAACCTTGTCGCGAACGACTACAACAACTGGCTCCAGCGCCACGACAATGCGCAGCAGCAATTGTTCAATGCCGGACAGCAGGGGCAGTCAAATCTTGGTCAGGCCTACCAGAACGCCATGGCGCCGTCGAACACGCTGATGCAGATCGGTCAGATGAACGAAGACCTTTACGGTCGCACGTTGAACGATCAGCTCCGCATTGCCAATGAACGGCAGAATGCGCCGCTGGCGAACATCCAGGCTTTGCTTGCGGCAGCGAACGGCGCCGGCAACTACGGATCACAGACACAGACCGCGCAGGGGCCAAGCAACCTGCTTTCGAACACGCTTGGCGGTATTCTCGGCGGTGGCTCCTTGCTTGGAGGGCTTTTCTGATGGGTGGAAGCAGCAAGAAGAAAAACGACAAGTCCACGAACGTCTCTATGCCGACAGACATCGTTCAGCCGTCCATGCCGGGCCAGTTGGATGCCATCTCCCAGCAATTGGCGGCGGGATATGGGCAGCAGCCGGCCGATATCATGGCCCAGCTGATGCAGTACTACGCGCCGATGCAGTTGCCGGATTATGGCCCTCAGTCATCGGGAACGCCCTCTCCAACCACCACTCCGACGTCTTCGTCCTCCGGCTATGGCGGCGGGATCATTGGCAACGGAGGCATGTTCTCGGCTAGTCCGGGCCGGAGGTACTAGATGGGCCTCCTCGACGCTCTGTTCGGCACTCAGGCACAGGTTCCAGGCGCGACCCAGCAGCCTTCCGGCTTGCAGCAGTTGTTTCAGCCTGAAACGGCCATGCCGATTGCGGCCGCACTCCTTGGTAATCAGGGTAATGCCGCCAATTTCGGCAATGCTTTTGCCGCCTATGGTCAGGCAAAAGCCCAGACGGCAGCCAAGAACAAGACCATGGACTTTTTCCGGCAGAACGCGCCGGAGTATGCCTCAATGGTGGATGCGGGTCTGCCGCTTGAGGACGCTTGGAAGAGCTACACACAGCAAAAATACGCCCAGAAGGGGCAGGGTTTCATCAACGCTGGCGGCGGAAATCTGTATAACACCGCAACAGGCGAATGGGTATCGGCGCCAGGCGGCGGTGTAGATTCGGTGGCCGGCCTCCAGCCGATATGGTTGCGCGGCAAGGACGGCAAGCCGGCGCTTGGACAGTTGCGCAAAGACGGCACGATTGTCAGATCTGCCATGCCCGAAGGTTTTGAGCCCGTCGCGCCATATGATCTGAACTTCGACAAAGCCTCCGGGACGGCTGCGGGGCAAGGCGCTGGCAATGCCGCAGCGGCGTTGCCGGCTGCAACGCAGATGGCGGAAACCATTAACAAACAGGTCAACGACCTCAAGGGAGACCCATATCTCCCGAGTATGCTGGGTCCTGTCAACTCGCGCCTACCGAATCTCACGACCGATTCTGCGCGGGTTGAGGGCAAGATTGCACAACTCCAAGGTGATGCCTTCCTGTCAGCCCGCAATGCGCTCAGGGGCGGGGGCGCTATCACCGACTATGAGGGGCAGAAGGCTGAACAGGCGCTCACGCGTATGAGCCAGGCTCAATCGGTCGATGACTTCAACAAGGCGCTGGACGAATTTAATCAGCACGTCCAGCGCGGTCTCGCCATCCTTCAGCAGCAGGCCGCGCAACGTCCTCTTTATCAGGGCGGCGGGGCGGGTCAGCCGATTGCAATGCCGTCTTCTGCCAGCGGCAACACTACGTCAACCGGCGTCACGTGGAGCGTAGGACCATAATGGCTACTCTCACCATCAACGGGCGCAAAGTCACAGTCGACGACAGCTTTCTGTCGCTGTCGCCGGATCAGCAGAATGCGACCGTTGATGAAATTGCCAAGTCCCTGAAGCCCACTGGTGCACTCAGTCCCCAGGTGCAGGAGTACATCGCCAAGGCAAAGGCCCGCGTCGCGTCCGGCGATCGATCCGATATGCCGGCCGCCGATCCGAATACCGGCGAGCCGGTTGGCGTTCCTGCATTCTCGCCATCGAATTTTAGCCGTCTCGGTTCGGCTGGAATGGGAGCTGCGAACGCCACCACCTTTGGGTTTGGCGACGAGCTGGGCTCTTATCTCGGTAGCGCTATTTCCGGTCTCCCTCGCCAGCAGGTGTTGGACGAGATGCGCGCCAGGGACTCCAAGGCACAGGCTGAAAATCCAGGCTCCTATGTGGCCGGGCAGATTGGCGGCGGGCTTGCGCAAGGTCTCGCAACGGGAGGCGCGGGCTTTGGAGCCAACGCGGCTCGCAATGGCGCAACCCTTGGTCGCGTGGCTCTGGGCTCGGCTGTTGATGGCTCTCTCTATGGAGGCCTTTCCGGGGCCGGCAATGCCAATGGCGATTTGTCTGACCGGGCAAAAGGCGGCAGCGCTGGTATGCTGCTTGGCGGGGCTGTCGGTGGCCTAGCACCATATGCCATTTCTGGCATTTCTGCTGCGGCCCAGCCCTTTATTTCTCCGATCATGGCTCGGCTTCGACCGCAGGATTACGCCGATACGGCACTCGCTGAGGCGCTGAGGCGCTCCGGACGCAGCCCGGATGAAATTGCGCAGGCTCTGACCGCTGCTCGCGCGGACGGCCAAGATATGTTCACTGTAGCGGATGCCCTTGGTAATTCCGGTCAGCGGATGCTTTCGACGGCTGCCCGCAATCCTCATGAGGGCAGGCAGGCTCTTGTTGAGACACTTCAGCAGCGCCAGATGGGACAAGGCGACCGGTTGAGCAATGCTCTCGCCGAAGGTTTTGCCGCTCCGGATACGGCGGCTCAGCGTGCCGCAACCCTGACAGGAGCCCGTAATTCGGCTGCCAATGCCAATTATGCCGCTGCGCGGCAGGGCGCCGGCACCGTGGATGTGTCAGGCGCGATTGCCGCTGCCGACGATATTTTGACCCCTGGCGTTACGCGATTCGCCAACCCAGGATCTGGAATAGCCGACGACAGTCTGGAGGGGGCAGTTCGACGTGCCCGGAATCTGCTCACCGATGGTCGCTCACAACTCGCCGACTTCAATTCTGTCTTGCGGGCAAAGCAAGATATCGCTGACCAAATCGAGACGGCGGTTCGATCTGGAAAAGGCAATCAGGCTCGCATTCTCAGCCAGATTAATCGGGAACTTGATGCGGCTTTAGAAGCCTCTTCTCCTGGCTATCGCCAAGCAAATGACCTTTTCCGCACCCAAAGTCGCGCAATTGATGCTGTGGACACCGGCCGCTCGGCTACCTCAGGACGGACGAGGGCTTCGGACAACATTCGCACCTTTGGAGGCCTGTCTTCGGACGAACAGAACGCGTTCCGCGCCGGCTATGTAGATCCGCTTATCGCAAAGGTTGAGAATTCTTCTATCTCCCCAACCACAAACAAAGCTCGCGCATTGATGACCGAAAAGACGGGGCAAGAGTTTCCTGTCTTCGCGGCCCCGGGTAGAGCGGATCAGATGGGAAGCCGTATTGCCCGCGAACAACGAATGTTCGAGAGTGCCAATGCAGCGCTCGGCGGCTCGAAGACTGCTGACAATCTCGCCGACGCTGCTGACCTGAACAAATTCGATCCCTCCATCATGACGCATCTTCTACAGGGGCGCCCTGTAGCCGCAGCCATCTCGGCGGTCATGAAGGCTATCAATGAATCGCGCGGACTCCCACCGTCAGTTCTGACGAGGATAGCGCGGGGCTTGATGGAAACGGACCCGAATGCAGCCCGGCTTTTGCTCTCGACTGGTGCGCAGCGCGGTCTTTCAGCAGCGGGGAGAAGGGCTCTTTATAGTTCGGTGCTGACTAAGCTTACGAGTTCGGTTGCCGTTCCATCTGCCGTGGGCAATTAGCGGCGCATCCAGTTCGGCGTTTTGTTGCCGGTTAGCTCGATCGCCCACGTTGCGACAAAAATGCCGGTCCAAACACCGATCGCAATGGACTGCCAGTCAAGCGAGCCCTCGGTTAGTTTCCATATCCAAAGCACAATCAGGATAAGGAAATTCGCCCAATAGAGCCCCATTCCTGAGCGGTCTCGGGGTGGCTCTTTAGGATCGTGGTCTATTTGCAGGGATGCCACTCCTGCTGTGGCTTGCACCAACAGTATCCGTTGGCCTTCAGTTCCTTGCCGAGTTTCGCAAGGATCTCACATTGCTTGGCGCTTTCCGCCGCGCCGATTGGCTTGCCGTCCAGTTCGTTCTGCCGGCAGCCGGGTCGCGCATGATCATACTGCTTTACCACGGCGGCCCCGTCGAACGCGAAAGCATTGGACAGCGAAAATACCGCAAGGGCTGTGATCAGAAAGCGCATTGTCAAGAAATAGCGCGCCGTTTGGGGCTTTACAATGGCATCATTGACTTACGGAAGCGTCATCGGCGCAGGTCCTGGCTACACCGTGGTCAGTACCCCATTTGGTCCGATGACGGTTCGCGGTGATCGCGCAACCCGTAACAACAATCCTGGCAACATCGAAGCTGGCGCTTACGCGAACAGCCAAGGGGCTATTGGCACCGATGGCCGGTTCGCGGTGTTTGGCTCCCGTCTAACCGGCACGCGGGCTCAAAAGGGCCTCATCTTCGGCAAGAACTACGCCAACCTGACGCTTCGCCAGGCCATCGCCAAATATGCGCCGCCATCGGAAAACAACTCCGAAGCGTACGCCGCTGCTGTCGCCGCTGCTGCCGGCGTGTCCCTTGACACGAAGATGAAGGATATCCCGGCAGACAAGCGCGATGCCGTGGTCAAGGGCATGCAGGACGTTGAAGGCAATACAAATGCCGGCGTCTACGATGCAAACGGCAATCTGGTTGGAACCATCGATACGGTTTCGCCTCGCACCCCTGCCACGGCCCCTACACCTTATGGCCCCGATAGCCAGATGGCGGACACGACGCCGGGGGCACCTATTGGGACGGTGACGCGCGCGCCGCTTGGGCCGGCCGCTCCAGCCCCGGCGAATCTAGGCGCTCTTGCACCCACCGCAGGGCCTCTCTCTGCGCGGAAATCAGTCTCTCCGCTCTCCGCTCCTGCCGCCTCGCCCCCTTCCGCAGTCGCGACCGCTCCTTCCATGCAGAACGCGGCGCAGAACATGGGCGCGCTCGCTCCTGCCGCTTCTTCGGCGCCCGGTCTTGCTGCCAACGCGCCCTCTCCAGACCGCCCGGATAATCACAACGATACTGGCCCTGTTGGCTTGGGTGGCCCTGGCGGCCTCTACATGACCCAGGAAGCAGCGGACGCAGCCACAGCCGCGACCAAGGCGGCTGCATCGGCGGAACGACGCGCCGCCGCTGAAGCTGCCGCGCAGGCAGCGCCGCAAGTTGCTCCCGCGACTCCGACAGCTCCTGTAGCGCCTGCTGTCGCTCCTCCGGCCCGATCTGTTCCTGCTCCTACGGTGTCTGTTCCGCAATCCAATGTGCAGCCATCCGTGCCCTCTGCCGTTCCCGCGCAATCTTCGCGCCCCTCACTCACCTCATCGCAGCCGGGCCTTTCTCCTGCGGATGTATACGGTGGAGCGGTGGGAACCGCCCAGACGAGTACACCTGGCGTCACGGTATCCAGGACAAACTCCTATGGGCCGTCTTATGTCACCAATCAGTTTGGCGTAACCACAGCGGTCTCGCCAGATGGGACGCAGATGGCTACGGCTGGGCCGGCCGCCTCCACGATCAGCGGGCCGCTGGGCAATACCCCGAGTTCAGGTGGAATCTTCGGGCCAAAGGCCAAGAGCGCAACAGGAGCGATTACTGGTGCCGCAATCGGCTCCTATGCGCTCGGGCCACTCGGAGGGCTTCTCGGGGCTGCGATAGGCAAGAACCTCGCCCAAGGAAAGGCGCCGTTCTCAGGTCTCCTTGGGGACAAACAAGCTTCGTTTGGCCTGGACCCATCATCTCCGGGCGGTGCCTTCCCGACCGCCCCAGCGAATCCTCGCGGATATACCCCGACAAGTTCCAACAGATCCATGGCCGGCATGCGCAGCATTTCCCCCGGAGCCGCCGCAGCCATCGGCGCGGGGCAGGCTGGGCTCTACTAGAACAGGATATCTCATATGGCAAAAAACTCAGTCCTTGATTGGGACTCGACGGCCGCCAACAACTCCGATGTCGGTGGCATCAACATTCTTGGCACAGCCCCTGTCTCCAATATGGATGATGCGCTGCGCACGATTATGGCGCAGGTGGCGGCGGGTATTCTGGGTGGCCTGTTCTCAGGCGTTCCCACGGCCACGAAGTCGGCTGATTACACCGTGCTTACGACCGATCGGGGAACGCTGTTCGACTGCACTTCAAACCTCACCCTATCGTTGCCGGCGGCAGCCACAGCCGCATCCAGCTTCTCCTTTATCGCCAAGGCGAACGGCGCTAGCGTCATCATCGATCCAAGCAGCACAGAGTTAATCGATGGGGCATCGACTGTCACCTTGACGGCAGGGCAGGCGGCCCTTGTTGTCTGTACCGGAACAGCTTGGAAGACGGCATACATCGCCGCCACGCCGGCAGCCGCCACTACCTCAGCCTCCGGTATTGTTGAACTCGCTACAGATGCCGAGACACAGACCGGAACGGATACGGCCCGCGCCATTACCCCATCGAACCTGACCGCAAAGGAAGCAACCGTATCCAATTATCGGGCGAATACGGCTGACCGGATTCTGACCACGGATATTGTTTGGTCTTCCGCTGCCTATGTGAGCCTGACCGATGCAGCTACCATCGCTGTGGATTTCTCCACCTTCATCAACGCGACCGTTACGCTTGGCGGCAACCGGACGCTCGGGGCTCCCTCGAACCCCAAGAACGGCCAGACGGGCTGCATCGAGATTGTACAGGACGGCACCGGCAGCCGGACCCTGGCATTCCACGCCGATTGGTTGTTCGCTGGCGGTAGCGATCCTGTTGTCTCGACCACAGCGGGCGCCAAAGATTTGTTGTTCTATGAGGTCCTCTCAACGGGCAAGACGTTTGGCAACCTGATTAAGGCGGTGGCCTGATGATCCCCGGCATCATGGGGATCATGGCCGGGTCGGTGGAGGGGCGGTCGGTCGGCTATCTCCAGTCCACCGACTACGGTAGCGGCACCACCATCTCCAACAGTATCAACTTCGGTAGTGAGGGCGCCTCGCGGGTGATCGTGTGCGCCGTGCATTGGGCAGAGGGTGGTTTTCACAGGTCGCTGAGCAGCGCGACGATTGGAGGTGTATCAGCCACCATCCATGTCCAGAAGGGACACAGCGGCGGCGCCACCGGTCTCGGGGCGGCGATAATCAGCGCGGCCGTGCCATCCGGGACGAGCGGGTCAGTATCGGTGACTTTCTCAAGCTCCATCACCGATTGCCTAGTTGCTGCGTACCGGGTGAACAGCATGTCCATAAGCGCGACTGGCAGCGACGAGGCGCAGGCTACGACGCAACAGCTTTCTGTAACTATCGCCACGCCCGCCGATGGCATTATCATCGCCGCTTATACGGGTTCCACGAACACGGTGGGGACCGGTGTCTCATGGACCGGTGTCACGGAACAGTATGACACGGCCAACACCACGAGGGCCTCGGGCGCCTTTGCGACCGGCTTCGCTTCTGGCAATCAGGTAGTGACTGCTACGCAGGGCACGATTAGCGATTCGGGCAATGACTTGGTTGTAACGGCCTGGGGCTAATTGACGGGCAACCAAATCTTTGGGTCACGAGGCGACTGCATCCATATCCAATCAGCCTTGAGGCGGTCCAAGTCGTAGGGTTCATCCGATATATTGTCCATAACCTTCAGGCCATAATTCGTCCTGACCACGAGGGTTGTGTGCAATTCGCGAAGTTCCGTCAGATAGGCGTAGATGTAGAGCAGGTTTGACGGATCGAAGCCGCGTTTGATCAACAGGTTCCGCTTTGTGGTGGCGTAGTCGTCGCAATCTCCGTACTCCGGCCCATCGTCAAAGTGGTCTTCCTTCTCATTTCGAAATTTAATCGAAGCGTTCACTTCTCGGTTCAAATCCTCCAGCGTGCTTTCCCATTGAAGGAAATTGGCAGGATCTGCGACCTTACGAGGCTGGCATTGGTCTGGGTGTTCTTTGCAGAATGCCTCGAACCCTATGGGCCAAAAGCCTACGTAGTCATCGGCAGCTAAAGCCGGACAGCAAAACAGAATAGCCGAGAACAACACCCCCAGGCGCATATTTCAAATGTGCGCGTTGATCCTGGCTTTTACAAGGTCTGCCATGCGCAAGAAAGCTCTAGCCAAGCGCATGCGCTTTCACTGCGCCTGGATTGCTGGCGTGTTCGTCATCCTCGATGCGCTGGCTAGCGTATGGCCATTGTTTGAAGGGACGCTCCCCATCCCCCCGCTTGTCTACGCGGGGCTGGGCCTTGGGTTTGCCATCGCTTCAGGCGTCGGGCACCTGATCTACAAAGACCTCTAGGAGTATCCATGCCAATCAATCGGATACGGCCCAGCGCTCGCGCTCGAGCCGCGATAGCTGCTGTCGCCGCCATGGCGGCCGGTGGCTACGTCCTGAAGCCTGGCGAGCCTCCAGTCTCGGCGGCAGTCGTTCTTGCCTCACAGACGCTCGTACAGCCGTGGGAGGGCCGGGCTCTCCGCGCCTATCTCGATACCGTGGCGAAGCCGCCTGTATGGACGATCTGCGATGGCGATACACAGAACGTTCGCCGTGGAATGGTGGAGACGCCGGCTGGTTGCGACAAGCGTCTGAAGCGCCGCATGACCACGGAATTCGAGCCGGCTCTTCAGGAGTGCGTCGAAGGCTTCCACGACAAGCCGCTCTCCTGGCAGGCGATGATGCTCTCGCTATCGTGGAATGTTGGCGTTCGCGCGGCCTGCAAATCAAAGGCTGCGGAGTACGGGCGTCGTGGCCTCTACATGGCGAGCTGCGTTGCGGCGACTGCCTTCAACAAAGCCGGAAATAGGGTCATCATTGGCCTCGTCAAGCGTCGCGAAATGGGTGACGCAACCCGCATCGGGGAGGCTGAACTATGCATCAGCGGCCTCTCATGAACGGCCTCTACCAACTCCTCATCCCGATCATCGATGACTACGGCCCGTGGATAATCATTGGGCTGCTGATTGTCGGCTCTCTCGCCTGTCTGGTGTTCGCATGACCGCGCTCATTTTATGGATAGGGCGGGCCACAGGCCTGTCCTCGCTGCTTTCCGCTGCCATTGCCTATGCCGTAATCGCCGCGCTCGCTGGTGGCGCACTGTGGGGCTATGGGCACCACAAATACAACGAGGGCTACTCGGCTGGCGCCTCGCATGAACGAGTAGCTTGGGAGCAGCAGCGCGACAAGGATCTAGCCCAGCAGGCCGCCGACAAGAAGGCAACGCAGGCTGAGATCGATCGGCTAACGGCTGAGCTGCAACTTGACGCTCAGAGACGCAAGGACGAGCAAGCCGACGCAGACCTGAAAGCGGCGCAAGACGCTTCGCCGACGAAGAAAAACATCTGCCTGCCGCGCAATGTCGGGCGCGCCCTCAACCGGGTGGGCCGCTGATATGAAGGCGCTCGCGATTGCCCTGACAATCTCCCTAGGCGGCTGCGCGTCATTCGACCGCCATTCCGTCCTGCCCCCTACGCCGGCTCATATACCCGACACGCTGAAGCAGCCGTGCGCCCGGCTGATCGACATTCCAGACCGCGACCTCTCGCAGGAGGAATGGAACAACCTCGTGGGCCAGATGCGTCGCTCGCACGGCGCCTGCATTCGCAAGGACGACAAACTCATCAAGGCGGCAGAAGCCCTTGAGAACCAGGGGCAGAAGCAATGACGGTGGACAAAGTGACGAATGTAATTGCTGCCGGCGCTGCCGTCTCGCCCTGGTGGATGCCAAGCTTGGCCGATGTGTCCCAAACCGCCGCGCTGCTGCTGCCAATTGTTGGCGTAGCCTGGCTCGTCATTCAAATCGTCTGGAAAGTGACGGGCAAAGACCAATGACCCCGCGTTTCGTTCTTGGCGTCCTAGTTCTTGCGTTCTTCCTCTGCTTCATCGTGACTGTCCTCCTCACCCTCAAAGGCTAAAATCTCATGTCCCGTGCTATCCTGAAG